CCTTTTATGTCACGTTCTGATTTTTTCATAGACTCCTAACAAATAAGATATCCAGAGAAATGACAAATATCACTTCCATTGTTAACACTTACTGTTTTAGTATCACCAGACACAGTTAATGAACATCTAACAGTATCTCCAGCATTTAGGCTTGCCATACCAGATACTTGTAATATTAAAGCATTGCCAGGTTCACGAATTACCCCTGGATTTAGGGTTATACTAGCGATATTTTGTGTTCCTGTTATCCATAATCGACCCGATGTAAAAGCGGCAGTAAGTCCAGAAAAATAACAGTTAAAATGGAACTGATATTTACCTGTTACAGGAACTGTAAATATCCCTGTTGAATTATCATAACTATTCCCAATATCGAAAAGTTCTGTATCGAATATAACTGTATAACCTGTTCCATCACCTGTAACATTTAGTACCGGAGCGCTTACATATGCTTTAAATGCTGGCTGACTTGCATTTGTCATTTGTCCGGCATTTGAAATGACTACAGTACTTGTTTTAACACCTGTAGCTCCACCATCACCTCGTACGACTGCATTATCCGTCAATGCTAGAGCAGCAATTACATTTCCGTTTCCATTATCTTGATATGTAGGAGCAACGCCAGGTCCATTTGAAGTTAATGTCTGTCCTGCAACACCGGCAGCAGTTGTTACTATTCTAGTTCCATCGTAATAGCACACACCATCAGCTGTTGCCATAGCAACGGCATTAGTTCCACCATTGGCAATAGATACGGGAACATTTAAAGCAACCTGCAGAGTATTCGGAGCGGAATTAGTTGTCGTAATACCACTTCCAATAATGTTGATATTACCAGCAGCAGGAATCACAGGCAAAGCATCATCACCAGTAAGTGTTGAAATTTGAGCTCCGCCACCTCCCAATGGTTGCCATACTGCTACACCGCCAGATTTGGACATAAGTTGCCATGAGGATAATCCAACTGTGTTCATCCAGATATCGCCAATGTCAAACCCAATGATGTTCTGTGGGGTCGGATTGACCTTATGTTTGGTTGTGTTAGGAGGTGTTCGTTGCTTTACGCCAGTATAGGCTGTTGGATTAAGGTCTGGGATTGTCATGTTTGTCCTTACGCAGTGTATCCGTATAACGAAAATGTTCCTGAGGTAATAGTTCCACTTGCTGGGATAATCCGAATAGCGTTGACACTGACCGCAGCATTTCCACCTAACAAGACTGTTACAAAATCAGTAATTACAGTATCCGTATAAGCAGCGTTTCCTATCATGATAAATGGATTCGCTATATTGACGTTGAAAATGTTAAGAGTCGCTGAATAGACATCTGTATTATCTAGTGAATTTCCTATTACAAATGAAGTCGTGTTGTTTGCGTTAGTTATTGTTGCTGAGTTGTATGCGTTATAATTTAACCCAGACAAGTATCCTGAGTTTTTCCAACTAGTTCCATTGTCGTCTGATACAGCCAATAACAAATTAACAGCAGAACTACTAAGAACAACATTCGACATAGTCAATTGGTAATTTGTGTATGTTGTCAGTCCGGTAAAATCTATAGAAGCTGAAGCTGCTGCTGTCTGTGTTGATATTAAATTGTAACTGCCAACTAAACTTTGAAATGATGGAGCAGATGCAGCTCCGTTTGATGTAAAAACATGTGTCGATGTTCCCACTGCGGTAGACGTGAGATTAGTTCCATTATAGTAAATAACACCATTTGTATTTGCAAACGAAGAAGTATTCGTTCCTCCTTTGCTTATTTCGATAGGTATATTTGAGTCGATACTATTTCGAGTTACCATTAGGTAGCCACTCCATATAGAGAAAAAGTGCCAGTACTAATATTTCCAGAAGACATTGCTAATTTTATCGCATTTAATCCGTTAACACCATTACCAATATAATTGCCTAAAAAGGCAAAAACTGTTCCCAAGGTCGTATCTTGCCATACAGCTTGACCTTGAACACCGGTTGTCTTTGTGTTTCCTGTATATCCTAGGTTAACATAACCTGAAAATGTATTTGCGTTGCTTAACCTTTTCCCAATTATCGCATTCGCTGTAGAAAGAAAATTGTTCAGTGAGTTGGAATTATAAATATATGAGGATAATCGAAAGTTGTATCCTGATGAGGCATAAGTTCCTCCATTATCGTTTGAATAAGTAAGTAAGAAATCGACTGCATTTGTTGCTGGTATAACAGCCGACATCAAGATTAAGTATGTTCCATTTGTTACAAGATCGGTGAATGCAATAGATGCGCTATTATTTGCCGTTTTCGTTGATATAAGAGTCATCCCAGAAACCGGTAGAAAGGTAGGTAAAGCAGCACCATTTGATTTAAGACTGTTCCCATAATTTCCGGTACTAGTCGTCACTAATTTTGTTGCATCAAAAACAAGACTGCCGTTTGTAGTTGTAAGTGATATGGCGTTAGAACCACCTTTGGCAATTTCTATCGGAATATTTGAACTTATTGAATTTCTCGTAACCATTATGCAACTACTCCATATAGAGAGATTGTTCCACCTGAAATATTTCCAACATTAAATGAAAATCTAATTGCATTTATATTTGTATTCGTATTCTTAGCTGATATATACAAACTTATTCCACCAGATGCCCCATCTAACGTTCCTCCCATTCCGGTACAAATAAAAGGCAATGCAGCATTTACATTGTAAAGATCTAATATATATGCGTTTGAAGTTGTGTTTGCTGCTGCTACTGTTCTTCCTAAAATTACGGCAATTGTACTTGTTATATTGGTTACAGTTCCCGCAGCATTTGCTAATGCTCCAGATTTATAACCAGTAACAAGGTATGATGCTCCATTATCATTTGAAACGAGCATTTGTAAAATTCTTGAGTTAGATGAGTTATTTATTCCTGAGAGAATAACTTTGTAGTGTGAGTATGCCGTCATTCCAGTAAATGATATATTTGCCTGACCGGTTCCTGTTACTTGTGATATTAGTAACATTTTAACCGCAGCTGGAACATTTGCATATGTTGGTGCTACACCAGCACCATTGGATGTTAACACTTGTCCGGCAGTTCCCGCAGCAGTTGCTACAAGGGAGGAGCCATCATAGTACATAACACCGTTTGAAGTAAGAGATGTGCTGTTAGTCCCGCCCTGAGCAAGAGAAATCGGTATGTTTGAATCGATACTATTCCTCGTAACCATGATCAATCCTTAAACTATAGTTAAGTTTCCGCTACTTGAAACAACAACAAAATCTAGATTTGCTACAGTACACATTAGCTTTACAGTGTTATACTGTACAGTAGATGATAATGAACCGCGTATTAATTGAGTTGGTAGTCACTGACATAATCTATCCTATACAATAGCAATATTACCCATGGATGAAACTACTGTCCATACAAGGTTGGCTGTTTTGCATACCATTTCAATAGCATCACCTTGTGCTGTTGAAGCTAAAGTTCCTGCAACTCCCAATGTTGTCTGAGATGATCCCATTCGAATCTGTTGGTTAGCCGCTTGAGTAATTGTCCAAGAAGTTGAACCATCAAGGACTACTCTTATTACGTCGCCTACGGCTGAAACTGCTGGTAATGAGAATGAAAGAGCAGCTCCTGCTGTGCAGTTAATTCCTCTATTTACTACTAGAGCTGCACTAGCGTTTACATTAGACCAAGAGAATGAAGCTACACCTGTAGTATTAAGAGTAATGGAACCAGCACCGTTCGTAATCCCAATATTCGTTCCAGGAGTTAAAGTTGCTACTCTAATATTAGGAGCGACAGTTGATCCTATCAGTAATTGACCGTCTGTCGTTACTTGACCAACAATAGGATCAACACCTCTAAAATCGACGTTCGAACAAAAGACAACATCATTATCAAAACCTGGCATTTGAACCCCCTGATTTATTTAAGAAGGTAAAATAAAATTTTTGTAAACACTTTCTATCCATGACTTAAATTCCTCTACAGAGTAAGTCCATTTTGCATTATTGCATCTAAAACAACATGGTACAACATTTTTAAGGACATATCCTTTGTTATTATCAACTCTGTCTAAACCTAAATGTTTAAAAAAACCAGTACCATGTTTTGTATTTCGATTGGATCCAGTTATCATATTAGGTTCACACCCACAGTAAAAACAATTTGATGTAACCAATGTTAAAAATTGTTCAAAAGTTCCTTCAAATCCCTTTCTTTTGTAATTGTAAAAAGTTCGTTTTTTAGCCGATAAAGAATAGTCATGTTGTTTCCAACGTAAAGCATCTGTTTGCTCTTTTTTCTTTTTAGTTAAATCCGAAACTTTTCTTCCTTTACCTTTTAATGCTAGTTGACGCATATGTTCTTTGCGCCAATTTTTCCATTTTTCTATTTCTTCTGGAGGTTTTTTCCAATATCTTTTTCTACATTCCCTGCATTCACTTCTTAATCCATCTTCAGAAGCTGTATACCTTCCAAATTCAGCATCTGTTTTTTCTTTTTTACAATGATTGCATACTTTCATATCATACCTAGTTTATAACCAGTATGTTCCAATGCATTGTTTATTATACAGATATATATGACGAACTAGCTTTCCATTGGATCGTTAAGCCAGCCGTACCTGTACTTCTAACTATAATGTCATTTCCTGATGCAATAAAACTTCCATCACATCCAACTAAAGCAGCAGATTCTGCAACATACTTATCCTGTATACCAATAATAGATGAAGCTATTCCAGTTGTTCTAGCAACACAAATCAAATTATATCCAACTCCTGCAGGAGTCGTGGATTCAAATCCCGCTATTTTTGCCTCAATAATATATGTTGTAGGAACAGCTCCTAAAGGAATGGTTATAAGATCTGCTGTTACAGCTCCTATTGTTTGACCAACACCAAAATTGACCCCATCAAGAGTTATAGTCATGGTATTGGTAGCAGGATTGCCCGTATTAGTTAAACCATCACCTGTAAGTATATTGATATTAAAAGCACCATTTGGACCTACAGCACCACCTACATCACCTGTTAAGGTTTCAACGTCTGGTTTTATAGTCCCATCAAACAGTTTTTGTATTTGAGACATTATTCGCCTCCTGCAGCATACATTACTTCAATTGATACTACACCTGCACTTGGAGCGCCTGCGACTCGTTTAACATAGAAGATAGTTCCCTTAGGTATAAAGAGGCCGTCATCACGAACTTTATTCGTTGTGATATCAAATACCTTTGAACTTCCAGAAACTACTCGTAAGTGGTTTGTGACACCATCGAAAGAGATGTAGACATCGACATCAGTTTCGTTAGTAAAGGTGATGATTCTGGTATAATCTGTTGTAAGAGTCCCAACTGCAGAATATCCGGCTCCAATAGCACCAAAAGCCGCTTCTCTGATTGGTTCGAATTTTGCTACTCTTCCGTAAGCCATATCTACTTCCTTCATTAAAGAATTTTCTTCAATATGTGCTTAAAGAGTATATTTTACAAGATTTCTCTCTCTATTTTTAAAAGATTTTTCTTGAAAACGCAAAGGCCCTCTTATCGAGGGCCCAAGGAAACCGTATGTGGTTATACTGGTTCAACAATCATCCAAGATACTGTGGATGTATCTGTTGCATCGGCAGATGTAATATCAAAACTTGTACCGGCTACAATATTCTCAATCATCATTGGTTGAGGATCAGCAACTGTACCAAGTGCTTTTACTGTTACAAAGATCAATGAATTAGCTGTTACTGAAGTTGTGAGCACAGTTTGTGTTCCACCAACCAATGTTGCTTCACCAGCAGTATCTCCAGCACCACCCGTGGTGATATCTAAAGCATCTGTAGTTACTGTTGTAAATGTTGGAGTAAGTGATACTGTGAATGTGATAGTACCAGCAGCGCCTGAAGTGCTAATATTTACACCATCGCCGGCAAGAGTAATATTATTTGCAACTGGAGCAATGGCCCCACCTGCATCGCCTTCGATCGTAGCAACAGGACCTACGGCAGCGATAGCAGTTTGCCATACAGCAGAACCACCAGCTACAGAAGTTAATTCATAAAGTGTGGTTCCAACGCTGTCAAACCAGAGCTGGCCAATTGGAAAGCCTTTGTCTGATGCTGTTGGAGCACGTTTAAATACTAAAACACCAATTCCAGCTGTGGAAAGTGGTTGTGGCATGCCATACAGGCTATTTGCCGCGGGTTGTAATTTTCGAGCCATGGAATTTTCCTCCTCACGTGTTAGGGATTCGTTCTCGAATACCCTAAATTTAACAGGTGAAAGAAAGTCTGTCAAAAAATATGTTTAATAATAAAACAAAATGGCAGTCAACAAATTCATTAGTCTATGTGCTTTTGTATGAAAATGTTAGAATAGAAGAAAGTATGGAAAAAGTATGGATAATCTACAGTTCCTGACACTAATGGTGTCAATTTTAGGCGGTTTTGCTTGGATGATAGCAAGAATGGATCGTTTGTCTGATAGAATTGATAGAATGTCTGATAGACTTAATGATATCGAAAAAAGACTTACTGTAGTTGAGACTATCCTTCAAATGATGGGATATCCTATAAAACCTAAAGAAAATACAGGAGCCTAATGGACTGGATACAATTTTCGCTATTTATGTGTGCTATGGCTAGTTTTTTTATAATGTCTAGGAATGATAACAAGAGCATGCTCAATATCGTTCTTGCCATAAAAGAAGAAATCAAAGACTTTCACGGTAGATTATGTGCTTTAGAAGAGAGGAAGAAATAGAATGTGGGAGTGTATAGGAGTAACTTTATTTATATTATTAACATTAGCTCATGAAATGAAATAAGCTATTCTTTTTCTGTCTCATCTACGTGTGAAATTGCCTCTGCATAAGCTCGAGGATCTTTTTCAATGATTGCTTTTAAAGCATCAGAATACGATCTTCTATTTTTCGAACTCATTAAAAACCTACCATAACCGTACTGTGCAAATTTAACTGCTGAATATGTTGAAACAATACCTTTAGTTATCCCCGTTAAATCTAACAATGCTCCTAATGGAAGAATAGCATCGAATTTCTTTATTTCAGTTGTTGGTATTGCCTTAATCGATTCTTTTGCTAATTTTAAATCTTTCGCTATTTGAGATATTTCTTTAGCACCTTCTTCTCCCATTGAGAGTGAAAGTTTTTTAATGGCTTTGGGATCTTCTGCAAGTTTTGTTATTAATCTAGGAGTAGGTTCTCCTCCAAGTAAAGACTTTAACTTTTCATTTACATCAAGTGCTTTCAAGTGCTCTGCATATTCACGATTAGAACCTTCTAAAAGTTTTACAAATGGAGAATCAGAAGGAAAAGAATTCTTTATGCTCGTTCTAAGAGAATCGTTATATTTTGTTAACCAATCAACATATTCTTCTTTTTTGCCTTCAGTTCTTGCTTTTTCAAATATTTCATATTTTTTCTTATTATTTGACCTGTAAATCTTCAGTTGGTTTGATAAGTCATTTGGATCATAACTTGATCTTTCAAGTCTTCTTATCTCTTTTTGTATTAGTTTAGCGTCTCCATGCGGATTAGGAATTCCTGAATATTTTTCCTTTGTCTTAGATATAAAATTATTTAAAGGATCCACATTAATTTCTGGACGATAACTATCGACTAAGTTCTGTATCTTTCCAAATTGATTATCAAAATGTTTTTTAAAATCGAAACCTTCTGCTATTTTTTTAGTAATTGGAAGTCTTTTTTCAACCGATTCTTTAGCTAATTTCCCCGCTTCTTCATTTAATGATTTTATTTTTTCTAATTTTCTTTCTTTCGAAACAGTAGCCAATTTAGAAAATTTAGATTCAATAGCTTTAGGTTTGGAAAGACCACTGGGAAGAATTTCTGTAGTTTTTTTACCTAAATTTGTAGCAGCTCGAGTTATATTCTCTGGATTTGCAAAAGTAGCAGCGATATCAGCAATAGGTTGTGAAACTCCAGCAGCTTGCAATCCAGCTGTTGTTGTTCCTCCAATCGTTCCAGTAGCTGCCTTTTGTAACAGATTACCACTAGCTAATTTACCTAAGCCACCAGCCAATTCTAATGGTTCTTGTTCTTTATATTTTGATGATAATGGAAGACCGGTTTTCTCTTCTGCCAACTGAGATAATCTTTCAACAGTTGGCATGTTTTTCACCCATTCTTGATACTTTTCATACTTTTCTTTGTAATCCTGTAGTTCTTTTTCCATTTCCGATGGATTACGTTCTTTTCTAAGTAAAGCTGGTTGTTCTAACTGCTTTCTTCTCTCTTCAGGAGTTGCCATAAAATAAGGAGCAGCAGCATGAGCAATTTCCATTGTTAGTCCTGGAACTGTGGCTTTTGCTATTCCTTTACCAATTTGAGCTATTCCTCTTGCTGCGTATCTTAAATTTGATTCGCTTTCAGGAGCTGTCAATGCATCTTGAATGAAGGAAAGTTTTTTTTGATCTTCAAAATTTCCTTTTTCTAAAGATTGATTTACAAAATCAAGTTTTGAATTAGCTATTTGGGAAGACATATCCTTGTCTTTCTACCTCTTTTACGAGTTCTTCTCCCGTTAATCCTGAAGAATTTGCAATTTGCTTAACTATGGAATGTGTAGCAGGTTTCTGTCCTGGCTCTACAAGAAGTTGATATTTGTCTTGTTCGTATTGTGGACCCAAATCTCTTTCTACAAGATTTTCAATATTGTCAGGTAAATTTCCATTTTCATCCATATACGAATTAAGGACGTCTTGTCTCCTTATAGCCCAATTATTGAATCTTCTTTTTCCATCGATAATACCTTTATTTCTTTCCTCTGTATTATATTCACTAGGAGTCCAATGTGATCCTATGAAATTAAATTCTTTTTCAGTAAAACCTCTGGGAAACATGATTTTAAAAGCAGGAAATAGACTTGCTTTTGTAGCCTCAAATTCACCTAAAGCTTTTCTGTTTGCAGCAGAAATTCTACCTATGGTTGATTTCGTAGGACCTACATGTGGTAATAATTTTTCCATTCTATCTAATGCTTCATTTGCTTGTCTTGCAACATCAGCTTTTTCACGAACTTCTTTTAAATAAGGAGCTATTTTCTTTTCTGCAGCTGTTTTTTTGGCTAATTCTAACTTTTCTTTACCAAGTTTTAGATTTTCACCTTTATAAAACTCTTCACTAATCTGTCTTGCTCGATTCATTACTCTATTTTGTAAATCTTTAGGAAGGCTTTTAAAAGGATGTTTTTCTACATCCAATTCCTGTTGAGCTTGCTGAAGAAAATCTTTTTTTAATCCTGAAGGACCTACTTCTTGTGCCTCAGGCTGCATTTTTTCTTCAAAACGAGTTTCTCCCGGCACTTGTTGAAATCGTTGAACAGACGGCATTTCTTGGGCTTCTTCAACAGCTTCTCGATCCTGCATCGGAACCATTTCATTGAATTGTTCAAACATTTGTCGTTTAGGATTTGTAGAAGTCATGTTTTGTTGTTCTTGAGCTTTCTTATCATTCATCAAAAGGCCAGGATATTGAGCTACAACTTCTTTTAGTGGAATCCCAGCTCTATGCAATTCTGCTAATCTTCCATAGCCGCCTTTTTGCATAATATTAGCTTCATAATCTCTCAAGGCAAGAGCTTGTTGCATTTGTCTTTGTTGATTAAGCGCATTCATCTTATTAGCCAAAGATAACTGTGCGTAGTTAGAGAGTCCTTGTCCTAACCCTTGACCAAGCAAGGTACCAAATGATGGATTTGCTGGAGAATCATGAAAAAAAGCCATATATACCTACCTTACATCATCAATAAAGGAAGAAGAGCTCCTAATCCTTGTGTAGCTCCTCCAAGTAACCCTGGTTGACCAGCAGTTTGATTGTATCCAAATGGTATTTTACCAAGTCCTAAAGAACCGAAATTATAGGCCTGAGTTGCTGGAGCTTGAGCATAACCAAGAGCTTGAGATGCTCCACCATATTGTAAACTAGATCTCAATTGTTGAAGCCTTTCTGCAAGACCAGCTCCTGCTCCTGCTGCTGCATTTTGAAATCCTGAGGAACTTAAACCCCCAACTCCTGCGAACTGTTCAGCTATTTGAGGCATTATTTGTTCGTTGAATTGTCTCATTGCTGGAGCTTCAAAAGCAGATGTCGATTCTGGACTTCCTGATAGTAGATTAGAAAGATAATCAGAACCTTGTTGGTAAAGAGGTTGTTGATTTAGGTTTATATTTTGACCTCGTAGCTGACCTAAAATATCCTTAAGATATTTTTTTTGAGCAGAATTCATAACAGTCATTTTATCAATTTCAGGACCTGAGCCAAAAAGCTGATGACCAACATGTTTCCATTCGCGTCCTCTCATCGCTAGAGGAGAAAGATATCTTAAATTCATAAATTCACCTACGTTTACTTGAACATAATGTAAAGCATTTATTTTATTTACGCTAGTTCAACAAGTATTCCAACACAATGATGCCCGATGTTATGTTAGGAGCTGTAGCGCCATTGACTATAACAATGTTAGCTCCAACAACTTTTATGCTAACTTGATTCGTTATAGCAACAGCATCCACATAAGGAATAGGTCTATAATCAACCACATCTGTAACACATGTACCGTATATATGCGTTAGTTGAACAAGCCCTGTAATGCCATGTGCGATATTTAGTGTGGCTCCGGCAGCTATTGCAGGTACAATAAACACTTTTCTATATGCATATTTTCCAACTTTTGGCTCTGTAGCAGAAAAGAACTGTTGGCCTGTTAGTATTGCTTCAAGTGGATATAAGGATATTTCTCTTACATTTACTGCGTTAGCAATATTAGAATAGACATTCGTATGTTTAATCGTTCTCTGGACATCATCTGGAGGAAAGAACTCTGTAGTATTGAGATAAGGAGCAATAGAGCTATTTGATGAAGTTGTCATGGAGTCAACCTAGCATTCTTTGAAAGATATATCGTCATAGCATGAAGTATTATATCAGACCCATTAACTATCTCATCGGCCATCTGTAAATCATTGAGACTTAATTTTAACTGGAAGTTTTGAGCAATTGACTGCACAAACATTCTATGCCAGATCTTTGTTTGATTTGACTGAAATGGAAGTATCACTCCATTTTCTGGGCTTGTTAAAACAATATTAGTCCCCAAAATACCAGATGCTGGCAATCCACCAACAGTGGTTACACTTGGATCTGAAATAGAAATGCCGGAATTAATAGCCTCATCGACATAGATATCACACGTCAATTGCCCTTCATTTGTCTTATCAAAGAGGAAATCAAGATATCCTACTCGTACCTTTCCCCCATCTTCATAGAAGGGAGAGAATACTTTAGTCGTTATGTTGATATTATTCAGGACGGTTACTCTACCCATCCCTAGGTAATTACCACCTGGAGCATAAAAAACGTCCACAAATGACAGAGTAACAGGATCTAGTTGCTGCAGTTTATAGTTATCGGCATCTTCAACAATGATTCTATAAATTTGATCATTCAGGAATGTAGGATTAGGTATTCCATTTCCCAAAATACCAGTAATTTTAACAAATTGCCCTGTTTGAAGGTTATGATTTACAGAAGTTATCACAGCCAATGTAGTTATTGCTTCCGAACTAATAGCATTTATTGCAAAAGACACTCCATTGAAAGTTTTCTGGTTAAGATCTAAAACAAAACCATGTTGATTCCCTGCTACAACATCAGGGTATCTAGATTGTGCTACACCAGCATTCCAAGCAAAATTTCCTTCGTTCCAAGAAGTAGCTACATAATCAGCCCATGTCTTGCTACTGCCCTTTTGAAAATACCCATAACAAGTAAAGGAATCATTAAAGATTGCATATGTTTGATTTACGTAGTTATAAACCAAAACTTTGTTAGGAAACTTCAGATCTTCTTTAAAATTAGGATACGTCCAATATACGACTTGATCAGTAAAGTTTCTAATCCCGTGAACCCTTTTTGGTCCATTATCTGCGTTTCGTATTTGGAACACGATATCGGGAATTCTCTGATCAATTCTTTGAACGTTAACACTATCGTCTGTACAGACACCTACATTCCCTACAGAAAATACTCCTCTATCAAAGGGAACAAGAGAAAACGTTGATTCTGCGCCAAGTTCTGTATTTATTTTCTCGAAAACAAAAGGAAGAGTTTCATTCCCAGTGTAAACAATCTTCCAAGAAGATCTTTCTAGTTTAACAATTAGAATATCTTTGATGAACTCAACAGAGATAATGGATTGATCCGATGGGACATCAATAAATCCTCCCTTCCCGACAATGTCAGATCTCCAAGCATTAGCGTCTACTGAAACTCTAGGTTCACCAATTTGCGAATATCTAAGCCGCTGCGGGAAATTGGTCGCCCCAGCAATACCTCCAACAGTAGTGCCCTCTAACGTATTAAACATGAGAAGTCTATTCTTATAGGGAACGATACATCTACAAGTGTACAAAGTATCAGCAACTGTTATAAGAGGATTAAATGTAGTCCAAGTTGTAGTTGGAGTATCGTAATATCTAACAGAATCTCTAGTTGCTCCTGTTATGTTGAAATTCGAAGTCCACATCAATTTTGTGGTTCCAGGAGTCATAGGCCAATAAGTTGTGGCCCAGAAAAAATCAGAGTCACCACCATTCCAAGTCACTGGAGCTACAGAAGGCAACTCATTGAACTCACCTAGGATAAATTGATAGGCATATTTTGTATCAAAGGCTCTAAGATTTTGTTCATTAATAACATCTGTTAAATCATCAGGAAGTCCCATTACAGGAAGTCCTGGAAAATATGCAAAGTCTGCTGTAATAGCAACTCCTATACCAGCTGCGTGTACGAGCACTATACTTCCAGTAAGATAGTTAACTGTACTAAGAACATCTAAAGTTACGCTATTTTGAAGCGTCCCGTCGCCTTGATCTACATAATCGACGCCAGCAATATGGATTGTTAATCTATTTGATAAAACAGTACCAATAGGAGCTGTTTGTACTTCTCTTTGTGGTTCTGTTGTTTGCTGGAGAACAGTGAAAAGATTAAAAGCAAAAGGCGAAGCGCCGCTTACCGGCATTGTTACGCCTGTCCTAGAGCGTCTTAGTCTTCCAAGAGTGTCAAAACCTTCCCGTCTTTTTATACGACCTCTCCATGCAAAAGCATCTTCTAACGTAGGAAAAGCTTTTTCTGGGAGTAAGAACGGCTCGTGGTATTGTTCTAAACCACTTTCGTTTTCAAAATTAGATATATAATGAGGTTGATAGCTCATGTTAAAATCCCATTTATAACAAGAGTTGCCGTTGTTGCTGCTCCCATATCAGCTTCCAGATAAAGAACTGAACTACCAGCAACAGGTGCTATGAATCTGATAAATGTAGCGCCAGATGCTAATTGACCAGCAACTCCAGGTACAACCACTATGGCACCAGTCCATCTAAAAGGGCTAAAAATAGTCCTATTAAGATCAGCAGCAGTATTATCATAAACAGTAATAGTGCCAATCATTGGTGGCAATCCAGCAAAATCTGCTAAAGCTGTTGTATGATGTCCATTTGGAATAACAATGGGCCCTAAACTTTCTGATAACGGAATACTCCAAACAATATCGGTTCCACCAACACCTGCATGAAAATAAGGAGCAGCAACTTGTGGGGCTGTAGGATTAAGCTTTGTATAAAAGACACTTTCAATTGCAGTAGAGGCGGGATCTGCTAACTGACGAGGAAGAGAAACTTTATTATGCTTTCCTCTTTGTGCAGCCGTAGCATCTGTTAACGATACGTGATCATGACTAATATCTGTGTTTATCTCTTGAAAATTTCCAAGTATCCTTGGTTGAGAAGCAGCTAATGTGTCACCTGATTGAGGTATATTTGGAAGATAAACCATATTGTGCTCCTAATTAAAGACTGAGAGACCGGTACTCTTTCAGTATCTTAAAGAAAATACTTTAATTAGTCTATTTGAACATGCGCCCAAATTTTTCTTTCTAGGATTTGCTGAACATGATCACGAGATATAAGAAAAACTCTTCCTATTTCTGACATTGTAAAACCTTGAGAATGTAATAAGAAGATTCTTTTGATTATGTCTTCGTTTAATGTCTTAAGGCTTCCTGAAAATCTTGCACGACCTTTATTAATCATATCCTGAGTATTCTGATATGGTTCTCCAACATAAAGATGATCTGGATTTACACACGATGGGTTGTCACATGTATGACAAACGTTTTTTACATATGGAACAACTTCATTCTTAAAAATTTCATATGAAACTCTATGTGCTCTTCTACTTTTATTTTCTATGCTAATGATTCCGTATCCGTCTTTATCTCTACCTCCTTTCCAAATCCAACAACCGTTAGGATTAACAAGATCTTTTTCTACAAAAGCTAAAAATCTACATTTAATTGAACAGTGAACATCTGCCATTCTGTTGGTTTCAAAAGGCTTTCCACATACAAGACAACATGTTTTTTTTATTTTTTTCATGATACCACCATATTTTTACCAATAATATCATGATGGTTAATTATACTAAAGGATACAAATCCTAGAAGCCACTATAGAGGTTGCCAAATGGAAATTGTCCCATAGCATTCTGTTCGGCATATATTGAAGAAGTTCGTTCCGATGTTTGTTGAATAATCGTTCTTCTTTGTATTAATTTAAGCTGTTCTTCCAATAATGGCCTAAATTTCATTTGGTTTTCCATGTCGGCATTATCAGAAAAAATTTTATCAGCAGCTCCATATGCCAGAACTTGCCACCATTGCCTTAACTGAGGGATATCGGTATCAGTTAGAAGTTGAGTTGGCACCTTATATGCCTCAAAACTGACCGTGTAGGCCTGATCTGGAATTGGGTATAGGCTAATCTGGTCTTGATAGAAAACAACACTCTGAGGACGACTAGCGACATAAGGCACATATTGAGCATTTATTGGCGCTCCGTTTGCAATTGCAGAAGAAAATCCTAATAAAGATACTGGAGTAGAAGGAATCGTCACAACTCCTGTTGTATAATTAATGCTTCCTCTACTTAACGCGACATCTGTACTTGCATCTCCAGGATTATTAATGCTTGGGTTACCTGGATCAAATAGATTGCCTTGTCCATCATCTACTAGGAAAACTGAGTTCCCATTCACATCAGTTCCTGAAATCAGAACCATCCAATTTAGATATCTTGCTGCAATATCTGTTGAAGTTCCAGTAGCTGAAATAGAATAGGCCCCTGGTGGATTTGGCTTCCATCCTTTAGCAATTGGCGTATTAATTAACGTAAAACTGTATCCAAGAGAAGTTCCATTTCCAATAGCAACTGATTGCTGAAGATAATTGAGCTGAGGATTGATTCTATAGAAATTATCACGGCTCTGCGTCATGAATGAACGATATCCTCCAATGAAGACAGGAGGCATGACGGTTAGGTAAATATCAGTTGGTAGATCATAAACCGCTGTATTTGCGTTAGTGATGAACTGATAGTTAACTCTGTTCGAAATTAATTGTAGTTGCTCAGGAAGGTCGTAGATATAGAATGTATTGATATACTCATCAATCTGATCGTCTGTAATCTGTTGGTCTGAAGGACGTCCTGTGATACGTCTAATCTTCATTCTAAGATCATTCAGTGTGCTTGGTGCGGGTCCTGGCATATCAATGTCTCACTAAAGAAGTACTGTTTACCCAAGGAAAGGTGGTATTCGTCCAGCTATACTCAGGGATGATATTGTTATTGTTGTCCGTTGCTTCAACCGAAAGAAGAGGAATGTCATAAAGAACTGTCCCAATAGGGATAATCTGAGCAGGTTGCCTTATTCCTGGTATGAAAGGATCAAATCCAGTCGTATCTGCAAAAAGAGCTAAAGTTACTGCATCTATAACTGCCGCTATAGTTTCTATACCATTGCTCGCCTGTGATAGTCCGAAGTCTTCGCCAGGAGGAAAGAATAGCTTCACAACATATCCAGAAGACAATCCGTGGGCACTTGTTGTAGTGACCACGGTAAATCTTCCAGTAATTACATTCTGTACAGCACTCGCATGAGGTGTATAAAACGTCGGAAAACTCATTACATCGCCTTTTCAAACTCCAGGCTTTCAAATGCATATCGTCTCTTGTAAAGAAGCGGCACTGTCATACCTGCATCAAGATTTTGTGTAGGGAAATCGTCCTTACTCGACTTAAATCCACTTACTGCATATGAACAAGAATGTACTTGTCCATCAATCTTCGTGGCTGTTCTATCGAATCCATTCAGCCAATTAGCTACATATCTAGGAATCTCGTATATTTGCCCGTCTGTCATCGCTTTTTGAAAGAAATGGCCTTCATACTTCCTGCAGGGTATTACTTGTGTTCCACCAGGAGATTCGATATTCCGAAATCTTCCTTTTACCATTTGGAGATCTTCCGCTTTAAACTTCTCTAACAGCTCTTTAGATGCTTCTTTAGCTGTCTTTGAAATATGAGGAGCCTCTACAGGTGTTGTGTTTCCTGCGATGTCCAGTTCCTTCGTCTTTACCATATCTACCTCTGTTACGTATTTTAAACAATTTCCTTAATACATAAACAAATATTTACTTTACAAGGTAGAAAAAAGAAAGGCCCTCCCTTTTTTAAGGGAGAGCCTAAGTCTTAACAAGTCTAATTCCTCATAAGAGAATTAGATAGCCAGACCTTTCTTAGCAATCCATTGATAGGTTTTGCTTGCAGCTAAACAGCTTGTACCTACGACAACACCTTTTATTGAGGTATTTCGTGTTCGATCATCAAGGCTGTTTCCAACAGGAAGAGCAATTGTATTGATTGCTGCTTCACCAACTGGAACTACTTGAGCAAAATTAATCCCACCAGCAGCAATTACTGAAGTTGGGAATGCAAACGCTGTGAAACCAGTTGAATTGATATCCAACGTGATTGTGTTAGTTGTATAATTGACAGCGATTACAGTGCCAAGTAAACCATTAATTTCTACCATTCCAAATTCTTGTGGAACGATAAGTCGTACTTTTTCACCAACATGATAAGCATGTGCTACTGACATTTGTACCAACGTTGTTGCACCAGCAGTGATTGCTGTGATGTAACGATTTCGTGGGTAAAATCTTGGGTCAGGAGCAATAGCACCAGAAGAAAGAGGAACACCTTTAAATGGAAGTATTCTCATAAATCCGGCAGTTGCTGGAGATCCAACAAATAGAGATAAATCAGCATATCCAAATGTTTGTGTCACCCCTGGATTTACAGCAGTCACTGTAAAATCCATACCAGCAACTTGAAGCATTGCTGTCGTACGATAAACACGTACAACATCACCTACTACTGCAGGAGAAGCAGATGAAGCAACAGCTGGATTAGCACCAGTAATAGCTGTAATAGCTACGGCTGCGCCATTGGGAACTAAACCACTATCATCAAAGAATGTGAATCCGTTGGTTATGATTCCTGTCGGAGCAAGTACGTTTGGTGTAGCACCGTTACCTGTATGGATAATAGCTGTACCAGCAGCTCCACCAGAAAAACCTTCTGCTTTAATAACGGTTGCAGCAGGAGTATTCAAGTCAGTAATGTTAATGACTTCAATCTCTGTTGCGGAAGCTGGCAAATTTAATGTTACAGCAGATGGTGTAGCATCAGTGGTAAATGTGCCGGTATAAACGGCATTAAGTGGACTAGACATATGTGTATCCTCCCTATGCCAGTGTGCAACGTAAGTTTAAGACCCATGCATCGTTCAAGATACGTGGTACTTCAGCGAATTTATACCCTACGCTTGCGTTAAGGGCTAATGGTCCATCATAAATTGGTGGACGGTAGATGAACTGTGATGAATAACCATCTTGTTCGATAGCTGCAAATGCTTCGCGGCCGCATGTGAACAAATTATACACAGTATTACCAAGCAAAGATGCGTTAGCTGTCTTCGATCCAATGCTCGAAAGCAAGAATCGAAGGTTAGCTACTGTACCCCACTCAGAGTCCAATGTGGATTGCTGATTTGGCATTCTGTTACTTTCGGTTTCTACACCTACTGACCACTTATGTGGCGGAACAGGTTCTTCGACCTATTCTCAGTATGTTTCCATACTGTTCAGACTATGGCATCCCGAAGAATTTATCCTCAGGTCATCGAATTTAGTCGTTGCGGGCAATTGTTATTCATGTTAAAGTGTAACTTACCTAACCATAACAAGGAGTTTATATGGAATATTTTTCTGGTCTTTTTGATGCTGAAGGCTATGTCACTATAGGAAAAGATGGACATTTTCAGGTTGGAACTGAAATGACCAATGAAGAAGTACCTAATCTTTTCCAGAAACAGTTTGGTGGACATATCCACGAGAGACAAAGAGGAAATAGAAAGAAGACATGGACTTGGGTCATCGCTTCTAACACTAAACTTTGCTATGACTTTATTAATGCCATCGCTGAAGATTGTATTGTAAAGGCCAAGCAACTTTTTATTCTCAAAGACTATCTGGAACATTCTAGAGAAAATAGAAGAATTTTTAGGGAAGGACATCTTGGTATTCTTTCTAAATATAAAGAACCTCTCCAAGTTTCTAAAGAATTTATACAAACTGTTCCTTTCGGTCATCTTCCAACAGAATGTTTTTGGAAATGGCTTGCAGGTTTTTTTGACGGAGATGGAAACTTTTGTGTTTATGAATACGAAGGTAAAAAGTCCAAGATATTTGATTCTTGGATTGGTATTTTCAACACTTTTCCCGATCCCATCTGTTTCATGAATAGCTTCTTTAGAGGATCTATTTCTCAATATAAAGGGACTAAATTTCCTATATGGAAATGGGTTTGCAATCAAAAAGATTCTGAACTTGTTTGTAGAAATCTTCTTCCTCATCTTAGGATCAAAAAAGAACAATGTAACCTTGTTTTGAAATTCTTGGATATCAAGAAAACAAAGACAAGATCGAACATTTATTCTTTCGATCAGATCAATGAGATTAGAGATATTATCAAACAAATTAAACATTTAAACTCACTATAACAATTTTCCCTCAAGTTACCATGGGCTGCTTAGGCGGCCTGTAGGCTTTCTTGAAAATTATCGACGATTTTAGAACTACACAAATGTTTATAGTTCCATTTCTGGATGAACCCTTGAACAGCATCGAGTTGTCCGATCATGTCCGTATGGCCCAAAGAGAAATAGGCATCACGTACTGGCGCTGTGCCAAATTTATTTTCGCCCTCAACTCCACTAAGGAAGCTGTAGGCATTGTTTCCACGAAGTGTTCGTACTACAAAATCGCAGTCCGATCGTGTGATTTCTGTCGGGTTATCGCCGTTTCCACCACCAACGCAGTTAATAAATGCAGAAGTCGATGCGAGCATATCTCTCATCAATTGGTCTTCTGTTTGTCTTAACGAAACACCCAAACGTTGGGCGGCTTCGTTTAATACCATTCTGTTACTTTTATGACCTATTGACTAAGATAAGCCTATCGCTTATTCTTTTTTCACTTGCGCCTGTTTTTTCACGCAAGTCCTCAATCTTAAACCTTACATTGGTTGACTCTAATGAAAGGTTTTCCCCCTTGAGTGGGGGTTTTATTTCAATAGGCGGAGAAACCTCTTCGGATTCCTCTCTCGGATTTTATTTATTGTCCGAGTTCAGACTATCGCATATGACAAACTAAATATCTGATATGCCAGATAATTAGTATCCAAATATGTATAATTGTACATAGGATTGGAAATCCCAATATTATTCCCATGAATAATTCTACTTTACATTGGACTGGAATTTCTTCCATCATCATCCTCTGGATTTAGTCGTTCAGGCTGCTTTCGCTTGCCCCTTGTTGTCCTCTAACTTACGCTGCGAGGAGTTCCAAGTCAATTACCAAAGGTTTAGAGACCCCATACATTTTAGGGTCTTGGTTTTGCAAAGTGACCTGTTCGTTCAAAAGAACGTAGGTTCCATAGAAGTCCATTTGAGCATCAATGTTGATGGCTGTCAAGTTTTGGGGAGGAGGTGTAATTCCAGAATTTCCAAGTGGAACTGGAGCTGTAGCGAGAGGATTATATCTCCTCATGCGTAGCGTTGTACCGCCATTGCGGGGCATCGCTTTTAAATCTGCCGGGATCTTATGGATCATATATGGCACCGGTACTGACAAAAGTTTCATCGAGAAACTTTGTTGGACAGGGGCTGGCAGAGTTGAAGTTGTCGTAATTGACATTTTCTATACCTCTTTTAGCGTTAATTTGTATATATGTACGTAATAGGGTATAGTTGACGAGACTAAGTAATACGTCGAAAAGCAGTTGTCCGGAAATTCCGGCTAACTGAAGTAACTGGGCGAGGTCATTTACACCCGATAGTGAAGGAAGCGGTCCCTTCTAACGCTATTTGTTATTATCAACAAAAAATTTTATTTGACAAGGCTAATATGATAAATCAGAAGAAACTACGAGCCTAATAACTGTCGATGGGTTTCTCACCAGCAAAACTGTAATAATAGAAGAATATATAACGATGGTAAGAAACGAAAATCTCCAGTAAAAGAGGGGGAATAATCCCCCTTTAAATTACCCTCTCTTCATTGCATCCTGCATCTCTTGCCAAAGTTGAGCTTTGAGATCCTTTGTTAGACCATTTTCGAACGCATGAGCATTGCCGATGGCCGATTTTTTAGAAATTGCCTGAACTGATAAAGGCTTCTTGCTGTTCTCTAGAGCACGTTTTTTTTCAGAAGGAATTTCTTGCTTAGGAGGAAGCATTCGTTTGATGTATTTATAGGCTAAAGCAGCCTGTTCTTGAGTATTTTTTATTCCACTAATCATTGAAGCTACTTCTGGATCTTCTTTCTTGAGCAATTCTATATTGTCAGGAGAGAGAACTTCCTCAAGGTCGGGATAGCGGGCTCTAAACTTTTGCTCTTCGATCTGCGCCTTAAGCTCAGCTAATTCTTGGCGTACTGAGGCTACCTCTTTGTCTTTTTTCTTGAGTTTATGATCTATCTTTTTGTCTACGTTACCTATTGTAGCTAAGTCCTCAGGGGAGTATTTGGCGATCTCTTCTCCAAGTTCGTCTCGTTCTTCTTTTGTTTTAGCTCCAGTACTTTGTTTAAGTAACTCAAAAAGCTCGTTGGCTCGGCGTTCAGCTTCTTCAGCACGTCTTCTGTCCTCTTCTCTCTGCTTTCTAAGTTCTGCGAAATTATATTCTGCATCTTTTTTCTTCGGCTCAGGCTTTTGCTGAACGGAAGCCTCCTCTGTTTCACCTTGAGGCTGTTCCACGGCTTCAGGTTGTTGATCTACAACTTGTTCTTCTACGGGGTTTTCTATTGATTGGTCATCGGACATTGACTATCTCCTTGGCTTGCGGGGCCGGTTACGCGTTTAGTAAATTTAAATATTTATTACTACACGTAAGATATCTAGTCAAAAATTATTTAAATGAGGGATACGTTTACAAAACAGAAAAATGAAGGTCTTATGAAACATATTTATCTCTTAATTTCTTCGATGTTATGTACAGGAATAGCTTTTCCTACTCCAGTACCTGATTTTCAATCAAAAGGGACTGGAAATCTAACTATTTGCTCTACTGGCAATGTAGGAGTAACAGTTGGTGGATTTAGCTATCAAAACTTCAAATCAGAGATTGGAATTGATTTCGATCTCAGCAACAGAGATATGGCTTACTTATCAGCAAAAGTTGGATTTGATGAAAATGTCTTATTCAAGAACTCTCCATCATTCAATATTGGCGTTTCCGGAGCGGGCATACAAACTAAAGGGAAGCCATTAGACCATCCAAATATATTTCACGCTATGGTTGGTATGCCTATGCCAAAACAGATCAATGGAAGGGCTTACATAGGCATTTTCCATGGGAATAAGATAATGGGAGGAAACAAAACTGGGAGCTTTTTGGGATATACGCAATATCTCTTTCCTAAATTCAAAGGGAAAAAAGTAGATTTTAACCAATTGGCTTTAGACGGAGTTTATGTGACGGGGAAAAGCTCTTTAGCCGGGGTTACATTCCTTGCTAAATATTATGTTAATTCAAGAATTTCTATTCAGGCTGGACCTAAATGGTCATTTAATGAAATAACTAAGACAAATTCAAAATGGTCGTTGGAAAAAGTTAAGTGGCTAACCATCTTATCAATTGATTTGTGAGGTAAAATTGAAATTATTTCTTTTGTTTGCGAGTATAGTCCTAGCACTTTTTGTCTGCCTAATATTGTATGCAAACTTTATAGATACTGAAGAAAACAATACATCGGTCTCTACTAACAATGAAACTGAATATCAAATAGGCTGCCAAAAAATAAGAATGCAAGATTAAATTACGATCTCAGTAGCAAGAATAGTAGTTGGGAATCTTGCTATTGGGATCATCCTTTAATATTTATCAGAGAACGGTTTTTTCTCGTCACATGGATTTTTAAGTCAATCAACTAACTTTTCGTCATAGAACTGGGCATTCTTTTTAATTAGATTGAACGTTTCAAGTGCTGGGAGCGTCCATAAATAATCAACAGAACCCTTTTCCACATCTACCTTCCATACATCTTTGGCATAATAAGGAAAAAGAGTCATCATATTTTCAGGAATAGGTTCGGTTTGCCGACGGACAAATTGGCCTCTGATTACATTTACAGCCCAGTGTGGTTTGTTATACAAATAAACAACGTAAAAAGGAGATTGGAATTCTTTTTTTCCTAGATCAGCTGCTTCCTGAAGGTCCCTAAGATACTTCTCTTGACGTCCTTCTGAGATTTCCTCAGCACTAATAATAGGTTTGTTTTCACTATCTAGAATATCTTTTACAGCTTGCCCGACTCTTTTCGCTTTCGAACCGAATCTATTGTAATCGTATTTATCCGATTTTTCTGTCATAAGACCCCGTAAAGTAAAAATACTACTCTACTGATATCTTAGGACATTTTTGATGTAAAGAATCTTTATATAGGTTTACGAGTTTTAAGCCTTATTCCGCTTATACCGTCATATGCCTTCTGAAATATCTTAAGTAGTTTATCTATAGACTCTTCCGAATATTTAAAGATCCCATTTCTTAACATAAGTCTCTTACCGTTAGATACAGGAATAACTCCAAATCTAGAATACAAAGAAGAAGAACTTTCCCCTCTTGCATTCATAAAATCCTGCAACAGTTCGATCTTCTTCTTATATGCATCATACGGATAATGATATTGTTTTTTACTTACCAATCAGTATTTTCCCTTTTTTACCGTCTTCATAAGCTTCTTGTCTTCTTTGATTCCATGCTTCTGTTCTTTAATATCTTTCTTAAGATGAGAAGCTACTTTACCAGCAGGGATTTTGCTCATAGCTTTCTTAAGCATGCCTTTGAACATCTTTTTGTCTTCGGCTGCGTCTTTATGTGGCATATTTCCTCAATGTTGTAGGTAAGGCCCAGAAAGCTTAATTTTTTCGTTCTTTTTGGGCTTGGCGAGTTTAACGCCTTGTTTCTTTAGAACTGCTGAAGCTATTTGCATAGCTTTGCCCTTGGGCCTTATCATCATTGCCATAGATTACTTCTGATTGGATTTGTGACTTTTTGCTTTGCTTACAGTTTTGCTGATTACAGCGTCAATGCCAGTCATCGTATCATCTATCTCGCCTTGATTAGAGATGTAGGCACATTTTGGAACTGGGGTAATTTTAACTTCGGTAGGCATGTTAGCATGGCTGCCTTTGCCTTTTACTGCTTCTTTCATACGTCTCTCCTTGCAAGAGTTTTCATGAATTTAACTCAAAAAAATATTTTATACCATAGCTTCTTGTTTAGTTGGAGCTACATTTTGTTGCTGTTGTTGAGATGCTTGCTTAATCTTGAGATGTTCAGGTGTTGTTCCTTCCATTGTCTGTACAATACGAAGTCCTGCTTCCATTTGTTCTAAGTCCATTCCTTGTATTTCTTTAATAGCCTTAATGAGATTAAGAACACTTCCTGTACGGTCTTCTTCAGCCCTCTGTATGCGTTCTGCTGACAAGGCGGCATCTAACTGCACCTTGTTTATTCTTTCCGCTGCAAGCGAGTTCTGGGCCTTTGCGTACGATAGCTTAGTTTCGTTCTCCACTTGAAGCTGCTGCATTTGAAGCTGCGCCATTTGCGCTTGTTGCTGTTGCTGGACTTGCTCTTGTTGAACAGTCTCTTGAATAACTTGTTCTTTATCCGGAAGATTCATGTGTTCAATAAGGTAAGCGGTAGAAATTGGAACTCCAATCTCACGAAGATAGAGAGCTTTTTGAAGAGCAAGTTGTTTCTGAGTACTTGTAAGAGGCGCTTCTTCAACAACACAGTCATATTTACCAAATGCTCTTGTATTGAACTCCTCGGCCACTTCCGCCTTCTCGCCTAAGATTCTCTTAATCTTGCCTGGCGTCCAATTAGCTTGAATAATATCCATGTGAAGCTGTCCAAGCATCTTCTGTGATCGATCTAGATGATCAAACAAAGTTTGTAAAGTAGTAAGACCTGCGCCTTGTCTGAGTGTAGCTAGAATGCCCGCCTTATCATCTTCAGCTGAGCCAAGAAGCTCTTCATTAACGCCTGAAATCTGTTGCAGTTCTTGTCCCAGAAGTTCTCCCAATTGCATCATCGAAGGAGGTACTTGTGGAGGATCAATTCGCTGGACATCTGTCATTTGAGCTTCAGCCTTAAGAGCCAAGCCTTTGCCCTGACCAGATAAAAATACGTCTTTTGGGTTAACTAAAGCATTCTCTTTATATATGAATCCACTTGTGAGCTGACTCTCGATGATATCAAGTGAAGTGATCATTCGTCGATTGTATAGATATTGAGCGTCACGAAGACCTCGTACAACCCCTTGTACACGCCATGGGAAATATGGAATTTGAGGCTCGTAATATCCCCACACAGGTGTGAAAGGATACTTATCTATCCCAAGAGGATTTGGTCCGTGATACATCACTTTACCCTGAACAACAACCGCTAGCTTTGTTGTGGAGATAGTCTGATCTAAAGTTACCACTTCAGGAAACATTCTCAAATAGTCTTCTAAATCATCATCCGTTCCCTTCCATTCTTTGCATTCACCTGAAATTACATCTACGATCATTTTTTGCTTTCGTGTATCCATGTACCAAAATTCATCATAGATAAGTAAATCTTGCATGCCATAGTTATAGGCTTCAGGCATGAACTGAAACTTACCGTCACGATTTCCCCAACCACGCATATCTTTAATTTCAAGTTCACGACCAGGAAGAAGACTCTCTACTTGGCTCCTAGATATATATTTACGTGTCCAAATATTATTGCAATCTGACAAGTCCATCTTTTGGAAATATGGGTCAATTAAGTATCCGTTATAGCTTACGTTATCTACTCTAATATCACCATTAACCGGATCCGATCGGAAATCTACCCAAGTAGATAGTAAATTCATACCTGTCGTCAATGCGCCTTCAAAGGCTTCGGAGATATTATCTAATACGTCGGCTGTATTATTTACGTGGTACAAAAGCTTAGAAAATTGATCAGCTGCTCTTTCAGCTGAATTTTCAATAGGAGTAACAATAGTAGATTTTCTATGCTGACGCTGGTATCCAGAGATCATGTTCACAACGCGTCTGATTCTATTAAAACTGAACTGACGTTTTCGAAATGCTGGATGATTACTATAAATATCATTCCAAAGCGTTTGATCCCCTGCTTTAAATCTACTATCCTTGCTGTTACTTGTATGACAACTAATATTATTTCTTGACATTGTAGCCAAAAAAAATTAGTTGCGGGGCCGGTTCTTCGACCAACCCTCTCTATGTTACCATAGAGTTCAGACTATCGCTTACGTTGTTTCCAACGTCCCCTTCACTTAGTCGTTCACGGTCCCTTTTGGGTTCCGCCTTGTTATCCTTTAAAAGGACCTCCAAGTCAATCAGAAGAGGTTTTATGACACCCATAGTGTTAAATGTCAGCTTCGGACCAAAAACTTTGATTAATTGTAATATTTTTAGCGTAAGTATGATCCATTAATTTCAAAATGTCGTGATCATTATCTACATAATAACTATCACTCAATTGTGGAAATAGACTCACATTTTTTCTCCCGTTTTACGATAGAAGAAAGCAGTGCCGAACATTTCGGCGAACATGTTTTAGCAATTCTGTTCTTAACCTTCTGCGTCATGAACTCATTCTTGCATATTACACAAATTCGTTTAATAAAATTCTTGTCATATCCAGCTTTACTTCTGCATTTTTGAGAACAATATTTAGTTCCTGAGAAGTTCATAGTTTCGAATTTTGTCCTACAAACTGTACAAATAACTTCTTTTGGTTTTCTTATCTTCCATTGCTCTTTAGATATTTCAGAAGCTCTTTTCCTTCCTTCAGAAGATTTATGATATAGATTTGCCTTCCATCTTTGTGCATGAAGATGTGCAATTTGTTTCTCAGTATTGAAATGTAATTTATGATGTTCATTTTTGTGTAAGCATTCAAGATTCTCTAAACGATTGTCCGAAAAATCCCCATTTTTATGATGAATGTGGTGATCTTTTGGTATTTCACCAAAAGTATCCTCCCAAATCTGTCTGTGAAGGCGTACTGTATGAACATAATAACCTTGGTTCCTATAGTAATTTCGCCCTTTATAGACAATAAATTTTGGTTTTTCTTCCATATTACCTTTGTATGTTTGAGTTGATGTTTGCTTTATAGTATAGTATATTCATACATTTCTCTTGAACCCAAATACCGAAACAAATAAACCTGTATAAACATAAGGAGCAATCGTCAATATGGAAATAACATATTTTCTTCCAGCACAAGATCCAGCATCTAAAACAATAGCTGAATTTGGCCTTCGAGTACCTGAATTAGACATGACTTTTTCGAGAGTCAAACTCATCAAGGGAAAAAATGGGCAATTGTTTATTGCAGCACCATCATTCAAACAAGGCGAGGAGTTCAAGCCTTATTGGGCATTTGGTGAGTCTGAGAAGAAAGGACGCAATGATGCAATCATGAATGCGTTAAGAGAGTTCCACATTAAACAGTTTGGTAAGACGCTTGAAGGCGTACTAGAAAGACGAATTGTACAAGTCTCTATGCAAGAACTTGAGGGACTTAGCCAATCAGAAGCTAGTAAATTAATAGCTGAACGAGAAAGAGATGAAGGAGTGCCGTTCTAAATGACAAAAGAAAAAAATGAATGTATTGAATTTGAAATGGGAAAGCATACCCGTAAATTTTATATCTTAGTTTATCCATTTTCAAATCCTCCGGAAATATGGATAGATACTAAATTTCTTCCAGGTACAGGGAAATTATGTGCTTTAATAGACAACACACCTATGTTTTTTCTAAAAGTAGGAAAGAAACATAACTTAGAAAGAATGTTTGTGAACATTGAATGGGTTATTAATGAATGGGGTGGTCCAGATAAATTTGTCGATGCATGTAAAAAACGAAGAGATAATTTTCTCGGAAGAATGGAAGAATTTAGAATGCACCTAAATAACAAAAAAAAAGGAGGAGAATTGATTTTGGAAGCCGGAGATATAAACAAATGAAGATTGAGTTTGATACTAATGATTTTTCTGAAGAAGACGCATTGTGTATGCTCCGTATCTTTTTTTCTAATTTGCCTATGAACGCTCACTTTTGTAATAAAAAAGAAAACATAGATATTGTAGATATCTGGTTAAAAGATGGCGACGAAATCATGTTTACATTAACTGAACCAGTGAAAGACAAATGAAAATAGCCATCGTCGGAACGCATGGCATAGGAAAAACAACACTTGCCTATTCTATTGCTTCAGAAGCGAAGAGAAGGGGAAAAAATGTATGCATTATCCAAGAAATTGCAAGACGCTGCCCTTTTCCACTTAATAGTGAACAGACACCTGATGGTGCAGAATGGATCATATCTACACAAATTAGCAAAGAACTTACCGCTAAGGCAGATGGTGTTGAATTCATAGTGTGCGACCGCTCAGCTTACGATCCAATATGTTACATGAAAGCTGGAAAACACAATCCAAGAACCTATAATTCAATGCGTATCTATGCTGAAGAATGGTTACGGACATACGATAAAATATTCTTTGTTGCACCAAGTGGCATAGAAATAGAACCTGATGGCTTTAGAAGCACGGATGAAGCATTTCAAAACAAAGTCCATAAAGAGTTTATGAAGTTCTTTACTTTGTTTCCTATTGGTTCTGTACAGAAAGTAGAGTCCTCTGACATATTCCAAAACAATCTAGATGAAGTATTTAAAGGAATAGATTTCTCATGACTAATGTCACAGTCTTAGACGTCATCTACATGTTATCCTGTTTAACTTTTGGTTTGTTCTGTGCCTGCTGTATACTCGCTTATGTTGTCTTCAAACTAAAATAGGTCTCTTATGCTATTTCCATGGTTTCTTACCATTATTGCTGTTATTGGTGCATATTTTAATTCTAGAGGAGCTAAGAAAGGATTCTATTTCTGGCTTATAAGTAACTCTGGCTTTATGGTTTACAATTATTGTATAGACGAGCTTGCAATGAGCTGTTTATTCGGTGTTTATTTACTTATATCAATGAATGGATTGAGGTGTTGGAAATGAAGTTACAAGAAAAATTGGACGCTTGTTCTAGCTATTGTCAGGATCTCAACGAAAGATTCGTTAAACAGTCTGAAGTTATAAAAGAGCTGTGTGTTCGTATAGAAGAGCTAGAAGCTTCCGTCGAATGGCTAGAGGAAAATGACGAAGATGAGGAAAACGAAGAAGAACAGATTGATGCACAGGAAGAATTTAATTTGAAAGTTAAAGCATTAGCCAATACGGCCCTTTCCTATAGTCCTTCAGCTGATTATGCTTTTTACTTATTGTCTTCATCAGCGGCTAATATTCATTCTTTAATCGTTGAACAATCAAAGGAGTCGACATGAAAAAGATATTTGCACTACTTTTAATTGGTTCAGCTTCATTGTGTTCTGCAACGGAGATAGAACATCTTCAAGTGATTGATTATACACATGGGTGGCATTCCACCTATGGAGACTTCAAATATAAACAAGTATGGCAATGTCTTTTGGTAAACGACTTTAAGTATGCTATGAGATATCTGGATGAAATTAGACCAGATGGTATTGAAGATACTCTCCATCAAGACTTGATACAGCTGTATGTGGCTATTAAAATGAAAGACAAGGAGCTACAACGCGACATGATCAATGAAATCGAAGATATGGTCGATTCAGTGATAGATGAGTCATAGTGTAAACAATTATTTTCAGGCATTTTGCATAGTCACATCCTCGTTTTCTCTGTAAGAGGCCTGTTTTGACAACAAATAATTTAAGAACAGTATATGAACAATGAATGGTTTCATGTTAAAGATAAACTTCCTCCCCTTTTTGAGTTCGTTGAAGTAATTGTTCCTGATAAAGTGAAGATGAATGACCTAAGAAGAGATTTTTTAGCTTTTGTCCACTGGAACGAGGAATATTATTGGAGCAATGAATTTACTGATGAAAGAGATGATCTTTGGGGAATAAAGTGGAAAGTAAAATACTGGCGACCAATGATTCCTGATCATTTAGGAAGAAAAGCTTTTATACGACTAAATAGACAAGGCCCCCCAAAAATATATTTCAAAAAGGTAAAAGTGGAATCTTAATAATACGTATTAGGCTGTTGGAATACAGACGGAAGTGATTGGCCCCCACCAATCGCCTCCATCCAAGATCTATCTAATTCAATTGCCGTCATCGTTGATGTTGATTTGTTGTAGAAATGGGAAAATATACAATAACGCATCGCATCCAAAGAATGGTCGAATTGCTTCACTGGCTTGTCAATCCCAGTTGTTTGACTCTTAGGATCCCAAACATAACTTTGAATTTCATGAATTAGTTTCTTGCAAGAGATGCAGAATTTAAGCGTACCATTATTCATAAAGGATGAAACAAAACGTATACCATCATTAACTTCGTTGATAGCATCGTAAAGATTTGTTACACCTTCTTTTTGCAACTCTAATTTAAAGGAAGCAGCGGAAGGATCGATATAAATGGCTTTGATTGGTTTATTTTTAATGAATTCTTTGAGGTCCGACGCGTATTCTGAGTCTGTCTTTTGCCTTTGATGTACTTTTGAGTCATAGTAGTATTCCTCCTCGACCCAAATATTTGGAAAGCGATTGCGATTAACACCCACAAGCACAAAAGCACAAGGGTTGCTCGTACCATAGTCCACGCCAACAATGTAATATTCAGCGTTACCAGGAGGAAAATCAATAACATGAAGATTAGTGTCAAACGTATCATAAATTGCCCCCTCAGCTTGAACCCATTTGCCCTCAATAAATCTCTGATACCATAATCCCTTATATTGGCGCTTTAAATATTCTTTTTCATCAGCTGTAAGCTGTGGATTGTCCATTAAAGTAAATTGCCACGACCTAACGTCAGGATTACCCTCAAGGAAATCTTTCTTTAGCCAATGAAAGGGAGAATCTGGGTTAGTGGTAGCAAATATCTTTGCTCCACCCATAGCACAACGAGAGATTAACATATACCACACCGATTTAGGTATGATAGTTGCTTCATCTACGTAAGCGCCTCTGAATGTAGGTCCTCGTATTTTAGCCTCGGCTCTTTCATCATCTGCTCCAACAATGTGAACTGTCTTTCCATAAATATGAACTTCACGTTTGCCTGAGTAAAAATGCGAATTGTATTGAGCAAATCCAGAGATTATCTTTTCTAGATTCTTCTTGTAGGAGTCATAGGTTCGACAGATAATGCAATAGTCGCCACTTGGTCCATCCTTAAGTTCTTCGATAAACCTAAGAAGACTGATAAAGGTTTTGCCTGAACGAACAGAACCTTCCCAAATGTTAATACGAGCATGTGATTCATTGAGAGATAATATCTGTTTCTCCGAAAGGGGCATTATTTGCCCTCAACAGGTTTGCGTACTTCAGAAAGAAGCTGTTCAAGCATTGATTTCTCTTGTTTCTCTCGATCTACTTTTTCTTCTTGTGTTTCCTTGTCCCAACCGTAGATATTACGCATCATGATTTGAAAGATAGCGGCATTACCTTTTCCATTACTGTCTATCATGCTAATTCCCTTATCAATCCAGCCTTTAAGACCCTTAGATATAGAGATTTTCTCGTGTGTAAGAGGAAATTCACTTGGGAATTCTTTGATATAATTTTCCATTGTTTTCCAACAGATTGTCATATCCGGATGTTCGAACCACCAAGCTTGTTTTGGATATCCTTTTGAAAGATGTTCACAGTATTGACGGTAGGCTTCTTGTTTAAGCTCTGGTGTAGTAAGTTTTCTAGCGAATTGATTACCTTTATTGACGCCCTTTTTATTGCACACCATTTACATCACCATAGTTAATATCTCTATAGTGCTTATTTTCCTGAAAATGTCAATAAAATTATTTAGAAAGGCCCCTCCAAAGGAGCCTCCCTATGGAGCAAGGGAAACAAAAGGGGCCAAAAAAAGAATACCGTAGACGGTTTATTTTTTAGAAGGAAGTCTTAATCCTTTTTTTCTGGCTTCACTTAAAGCAATTGCAATTGCTTGAGACTTTTTAGCGACAAGAGGACCTTTTTTTGAGCCGGAATGCAACTCGCCTTTTTCATATTCGCCCATTACTTTTTTAATTTTACCTTTAGCTTCTGTCTTCTTCTTCATACTTTTCCTTGTTAGTTTCTTTCCTTACAGCGAAGGAGAATTTTTGTTTCCCGATGGTTATTTGTTTGGTTATCAATTTCCCTTCATCTAGAAGGTCCATGTTGAAATCGCTCAAAACAACTTCAAGATACCTTTCATTATCAATGGTTTCAACTATGACCTTCATTTTTTTTAATCTCCTGCATTATACGGAAATTTCTATCTATTGACTGATCATATTTAAAACACTGTACAATAGTACGAGGATGGTCAGAATAGATCTTACGAGCTCCAAATTCGCTAATTTGTCTATCGTCATCAAAAAGAATTCCATTTAAGCAGTCAAGAATAAACTTTACTAAATTATCTAGATCAGGCTTACACATATGAGGCATTTCACCTGAAAGCATGTTACGAATTCTGACTTTAGAAGTTTGTTTAGGAATTGGAAGAGCAAAAAGCATTTCTATTCTAAGAGGAGTTGTAAGAGGAGGCTCTCTATATTCATCACGAATTTGCCAACGTACTTGTTCTTTTTCTTTTATCTGAGGGTCGTAGACAGACATAAATTTACCACGATGACAAAACCGTGGTCTCATCAAAGGAATTGGAACTCCTTCAATTCTAACTGTTACCATAAGTTTTCCTCTTGACGGATCATCTACATGATTAATACTAATCAATCTTTTAAAATGGAATACCTTTTGTGGTAAGAGAGTGAAATAGCTATACTTTTATTGCTTACAAAGGAGCATTTATGGATCAAATCAAACAAGGTTATACCCGTGTTTCGTCAATTTTAGGACAATGGGATACTTTTGGACATATTGACAAAGCTGTTTTGCAAAACAAAGCTGACTTGGGAACAAGGGTACATGAGGCTATCGACAACCATCATAAAGGCTTATTTGTCCCATTAGACGATAAAGCCAATTGGTATTTTGAAAGTTATATAAGATGGGATAGGCTAACAAACGCGAAAATAGTCAAAAATGAAGAGCGCTACTATTGTGATAAGCTCATGATCACAGGACAGATAGATGCTTTAATAGAACTGCCTGGTGAATCAAAGCCAGTGCTTGTAGATTATAAAACATCAGCTAATGAAAGTCCTAAAATCTGGCCATTACAAGCATGTTTCTATCATTATTTAGTCACACAAACTGGATTGGATATCTCTGATAGACTTATTTTCTTGAAATTGGATAAAAATGGTGAATTGCCTAAAGTTTATGAATATAAATATACGAAACAATTATGGAGCATATGCCATTCAGCATGGTTAACTTATACATATTTAAATAGTTGAAATTAATATTATGGAAAAGAGCGAGCAGATTACTTGTTTATTTTGTCACAGGAAATTTAATATTGATAAAGTAAAACTTAAATATAAGAAATCTATAGGACAAAAGAAATTTTTCTGCTCTAGGAAATGTTCATTAATCTATAGCTCTAGAAATAAATCTATTAATCTGTTTAATCCCTAATAATCCGGGTTAGCTCAGCGGAAGAGCAGTTGACTGTTAATCAACTTGCCGGTGGTTCAACTCCATCACCCGGAGTCTTTTCAAGATTCATTATTTCACTACTGTAAACCTACTATTTATTAACATTTGGCGATATTCATGTTGCTCAATATTGTTCAATGTTGATATAGTGTTCATTGTTAATCATAGGAGTTCAAAAATGCACGATTGGATAACAATGAAAGAATTAGTGTTTTGTAGAAAATACCCATTAACAATGCCTAAATTAAGAAAGCTATTACTAAACAGAAAACAAAACGGATTAAATCAATATATAAAAAAATTAGGACGATGTTTGGTGATTAAGCCTGAAGATTTTGAGAAGTGGCTGCAAGAAAAAGGAGAATAACAATGTTTGACTGGGACATAGAAGACTACTCAATAGATGAAGAAGATCAGGATGATGCTTCCTCAGGAGAAGAGCTAGAATGCATAGAGTGCGGCGAAACAGGTTATGCGCTCCCAGGAGAAGAAGATCGCCCATTCATGTGCTGTAAATGTAAATCAATGTGGAGATAAAAAAGCCCCGTTACGCTAATAACGAGGCCAGAAAAAAAACACAACCAAAAAAGGACTAAAATATGAGTACAAACTCATGTAAACAAAATAGCATATGCAACTTTTCAGAGATAGTGAATCTTTTGAACAAGAAGATCGATCTTAAGTTTGAGATCCTTAACATAGATTTAGAGATCAAAAGATTGGAGATAGAACAAGAGTCAGATAATTTCCTGGATGAATATTGTAATAGCTTAAAACGAAGCCTTTTAGATATGGAGTTGTCACAATGCTAGAACTAATTCAAATCGATGCTATCAAGAAAGAGATTGAGGCATATAAAAGCGAAGTTGACGTAATACTTGAATACACCAAGAGACTTGAAGTCTTAAACAAGATAGACGCGCAACATGCAATAGATTCAATTGCTAAAGCAAAGACTCTTAGAGATAACATCAACAGAAAGAAACTTGAAATTACAAAAGATTCTAGGGATTTTCAGAAGAAGATCAATGGTATTGCTAATGGTTTTTTAGAACCATTGTTTCTGGTAGAAGAAATGATAATGCAGAAGATTTCCAATTGGAGAGAGACAGAAGAAATAGCTCAAAAAGCTGAAGAAGCAAATCTAGCTCAGTTAGAAGAATTTGGACTAGCTCCTGTTTATACTTTTGAAGATTTATCTGTAGTGCGATCTGATTGTGGAACTGTAAAGGTCACGGAAGGCTATTCATTTGCCCTACAGGACAAGAACTTGGTCCCATTGGAGTACCTACAGCTTGACGAAAAAAGAATCAACCTAGCCATAAAGAACGGCATTCGCTGCATTCCTGGGCTAAAAATTGAAAAAGTTACCAAAACCAGTATGAGGAGAAAATAAATGAGCAATGATCTAGTACCAAGCGAAGTAGAAATCAAAACGATAGAGAAGCTATCTAAATGCGCCCTAGAATCGAAGTTCTTCGATAAGCTGGGTGGACAGAGCGGTATCTTCTCAATCATGATGTACGCCAAGGAATTAGGGATTCCCCCAATGCAGGCTATTTTTGGTGGAATGCATAACGTAATGGGAAAAGTGGAAATAGCCTCAGTCATGATGAATGCTATGATCCGTAAAGCTGGACATAAGCTTGAGATTCTCAAACATGACAACACAATGTGTACCATCAAAGGGACTCGCAAAGAAGATTCATCTCAACATGTCACCGTAACATACACAATAGCAGACGCTAAGGCTGCTGGTATTTGGAAAGAAGGCGGAGGATGGACAAAATACCCACAAGACATGTTGTTTGCTAGAACGATCTCTAGGCTTGGGCGTCGTTTATTTCCAGATGTCATTGGTTCTATGTATGTTGAAGGAGAAATATCTGATTCTCCAGAAGCAATATCGCAGGAAACCGTTACTGTTGAGACAGTTACGGACGAATCGATAATAGCTACTTCTGAAGACATCAGCGTAGAACGTGCTTGTGAGATACTTTCGAAGTTTATTCCGATTGAAAATACGGAAACTTTAAGAAATTATGTCGCTGACGCTATGACTAGGACTAAAACACCGCTATCTGAAGTAACAAATAGATGGATCGAAAAGAAAGAAAAATTTATAGAATATTACAACGCTTGGCAAATGAAACAAGCGGAGTTAGCGCAGTCCTAACACTAGTGTCTCTCTTTTTTTTGTTTTGGGCTCAAACTGTATGGTTTGGGCCTTTTTTTTGTGTTCGAGAAGGTTTGTATGGAACAAATTCCAGGGAAAGTATTAGTGTGGGAGAAACAAAAAACCTCTAACCGGTTCTGCTTTGGAAGGCTCCGATTAGAGGCTTAGACTTAAGTTAGTTGCTTAAGTCAAGATTACCAAAAGCCTCCAATAAACGGAAACACTAATGTTTTCCTTTACACACTGGAGGTTTCAATGTCTTCTCTCGAAATGCCTTATGCAGCAATAATTCCATTCAAAATACTAGCTGATAAACAACTTCATGCGACAGCCAAAATTTTTTACGGTTGTCTTGTTGGTTTAGCAAAAAATGAAGGATATTGCTATGCATCTGATGACCAACTAGCCGAAATGTTCGGAGTGACCGATAGACAAATAAATCGTTGGCTCGGACTTTTAGAAAAAAAGAACTATATTTCGCGACATACAGTCAACTTACCTCATAGAAACGACGATGGGGTTACTTTTTGGAGGAAAACGAGAAAAATCTATGTAGGAGACGGATTTTCAAAAAATGTTTGCGATAGTGACATAAATGTCGCTATCGATAGCGACACCAATGTCGCTTTCTATGAACCAGACACCAATGTCGCTGATAAGTATAAATCTTTAAGTAAAAAAGAAAAAAAGAAAGAGGAACCCATTCATTGCAACTTTTCCGAACAGGAATATGAGTCTCTTGTGAAACAGCATGGCAAGGCAAAGACAGATGAAATAATTCAGTCAATGAACGATTACTGTGACAATCACAGACCTAATGGCTACAAGAATTGGATGGGAGCGTTCCGGACTTTCGAAAGACAATCAAGGACAAGAGAAAAGAGATTCTTTCCGGTCCAGAGTAAGAGTAATCAAAGATTTGTATGCGAAGCTGATGCCAAATATGTCTTTCCCTCGGATGAAGAACTTATCCGTCAGGGGAGACTAATTCAATGAGCATTGACATTAACTCAATTTCTCTTTGTGTAAGACAAATCATTATGCCAAAAGACACTATTGTTTTTTCAATTAAAACTGAAGAAGGCGCCAAAGTATTTGAATCTCCTAAATTGGCTTCTGAAATTAAATGCCCAAAGTGTGGTTGTGAATATGGTTTTCTCCACGTAAAGGAACGATGTTGGATTTGTGCAAACCTTTGTTATTCAACAAAAAAGGAGGCATTTAAACTAACAATAAAAAGCATTGAAAGTTTTGGAGTTCCTGAAATTTTGAAGAACGCAAAATTTGAAAACTGTAGACAATCGAAATCTGTTTTAGATTCTATAAAAAAATACTCAGAAAAGTTTAAAGGTTTTCTTATTTTCAAAGGAAGCTTTGGAACTGGTAAATCTTATGCTGCAAGCGCTTTGCTCGAGGAATACAGAAGAGGAGGCGGAATTTCTGCAAGATTCTTAAATTTAGTAGATCTTTATGAAAATTGGAAAGAATGCATTCAAGGAAATCTAAGTGAAAAAGAATTGGTAGAGCCTTTCAAAGACTGTGAATTACTTGTGCTAGATGATGTTGGAACAAGAGCTCCTACTTCAGCTTTTTTAGATTTTTTTTACTTACTATTGGACAAAAGATGCAGTAATAAAAATTGCGGAACAATATTAACGACAAATTTAGAAAATCAAGAACTACAACAAACTTATGGATCTAGAATTTTGAGTAGAATCGGTTCTGGAATCACCATAAAATTTATGGGTGATGACCGAAGACAATCATATTAAGGAAAGTCAAAATGAAAGATAAGAAAGTTAGATATCAGAAAGCTTGCGCAAGAATTTTAGATTATCTTGCAACACAGGGGAAAACGAAGCTTCATTCAAGAGATCTTCATGTTTGGATGAAAGATTGTGACGCTGAATTATTTCAAAGAAAATTAGAACTGACGAAAATCTCTTTGGAAGAAACTCCATATTTAAATTTCTGGATGAAATGGTAACACAAAACCTTCTAAATTCGCGCGCAGTACGCATATAACGGGAATCAGAGCCACGATCTATGTTACAGCATACCAATCATACAGACCCCGTCATAAAAACGAACCTAAGCCAAATTAGAGGCCTTTTGTAAAAAACAGAGATTTTCTATACATGATCTGATGATTTTGCAAGCTTCTGACAAAAAATTCCTTTTTGGGGCTAAAAAACCCTGAAAAACTTACTCTTTAAGTCTAAGGACTTAAAAAGTGAGAGAAATATGAGCTTATTCTTGTTACATGAAACGAAAGAAGAACAACTAGAACGTGAACTTTCCGAAGTGAGGGATGACCTAGGTAAAATCAGACGAGGATTGTTTGCTCGACATTCAGAGCTTGAACGAAAATACCAAGAAACGTACTTTGAGCTAGAATTGCTAAAATCCTCTATTGCCAAGCAAGATATCAAGATTTGGTCTACTGGGATAAAAGCACCAAAAGCGCAGAAACACACTGATGGGCCGAATCTGTTTAGTTGCACGGCTTAGGAGAGCTGATGATCGTGAAAACCATGATGTCGCATGAAGAAAAGTTGCGAAAGTATGGAGAAGGAGAATGGATTGATGAACCTGATGAGGTCTTTTTCTCACATACGAACATCGCATGCGAAATATTTCGACATTCTCGTGGGTATCTGATTGGCATGTGTCAACTACCAGATAATCACCCTTGGAGCTCGATGCCATTGAAAAAAGCTGAAATTTGTATACATGGCCACCAATTTATCTACAAAACATTCCAAAATGAGTACATAGGATTCTCTTGTGATATGTTAGATGATATGATACCAGTTTTTAATACAGATAAACTTGCAGAACAAGTAATAGATGCTTTTAACAAAAAAAACGACCAATCATATGAAAGATTTATATATAGAAACCTTTCCTTCGTTACGGAACAGTGCAAATATCTGGCGGAGCAAATAATCGAAGCTCACGAGCCGATGACTAAATCAAATCTGAAGTTATGAAATGAGATAATTTATTTAGATTTAGGCTCTTCTGGAGAAGAAGGAGTTAGGTCAATATCCATGCCGGTTTTATTTTTGATAACTTCTTCACCTGCTTCTTCTATTGGGCCATCGTCTTTCATCTGAGGAAAATAGTATTTTATAACAGCAAAAAGACCCAATGCTAAAGGGATTAAAAGGAACCAGAATATATTTTCCGTTAAAAACGCCATAAATATCCTTCTCCAGATCGTTTTCACTATATTGCTGAAACAGGAACCTTAACATCAGCCGATGTTTCCGTAGTTGTAGTTGGTGTACTATCAACAACATCGGTAGCAGTACCATGAGTGTTGGCAAGAGTTAAGCTTACAGTACATCCGCTTAAAAACGGTAATATGCTAATTATCAATATTCTCATCTGCTGTCTCTTTAATCGTGATGTCGGAAGGCTCGAAATTCTCAATCTTTCCTTGAGTAGAAATAGTCCCTGTAATGGGAAGGGCTGAACAATCTCGTTGACCACTAACATCTGTAATGCCAATTTTAGTCGAACAACTTGTTAAACTTAGTACTGACAGTACTGACAAAAGAAGAGTTTTCATCGTTTACCTTTTGATAGTTTCTTTTCTTCTTTTGATACGATAGATTTACGTTTTTTTGCAAATGAATAAGCCACCTTTGCTTCATGAGCTGAATCTTTGGCCATCTCTTTTAAGCCTCGTTTACGTTCCTTCTTTTCAGCTTTCTTTGCGTAATCGCCTTCTTGCTTGGCTAATGTAGAATAACGCTTCTGCCTTGAGATTACGCCCTTTATGTCACGTTGTGTTTTTTCCATTATACACCTATATAAAACCCAGAAAAATAAGTGTTCTGTCCATTTCCTACTAGATTATTAACATCTACAATTTCACCTGACGATTTGACGAATGGTTGACAAGTTTGACCAATAGTCATCTGCAAAGCAATTGTTCCATTTCCATTTAGTCCGTCACTAGATCCAGTACGATTACTATTGCAAATGTTATACTGTGATATCAAAACATCTGCAGGAGTTCTTGTTTCAAATCCAAGAGTCATTCCTGAAGCGCTTGTGCAATTAATCAATACAGCACCACAGCTAAAAAGATACGTTCCTGTCTTCAAGGCAGTAAATCTACCGGTTCCATTGTTGTAATTCCCATTTGCATCAAAAATTACATTATCGCAAACATAAGGATAAATTGTTCCTGCTCCAGTTACTCCGTTGACATTTGCTGATAAAGAGACTGAAAAAGCAGCGATAGATGAAGTTATCCCCTGAAAAGTTGGGGCCATTCCTGGACCATTAGAAGTTAAAACCTCTTCAGCATTCCCGACTGTAGTTGTATCAATGAGAGTGCCATCGAAATAACAAACACCGTTTGCATTTGTCATAGCTATAGCATTTGTACCACCATTGGCAATAGATACGGGAACATTTAAAGCAACCTGCAGAGTATTCGGAGCGGAATTAGTTGTCGTAATACC